ATATTTGCACCAACAGGAGTGACACAACCGCCAACATTTCCTGTATTTGCGTAAGTATAATGAATATCCAAATAATTGACATCATTATCAGATCTTATTATCGCTGAAACTCCTCTTATCTTTTTGTAATCAGATAATCCATGTGCCACTTGAACGGTAGCCGTTGTATCCATATCCCAATCGCCAATTTCAATTATCTTAGTCCTTAAAACTGCACCATTATTTGTTTTAAATGCGGTTATTCCGACAGAGTTAAGATATGTTAAAATAGTTGCTTTAATATTTGCCCACGATAATTTCTTTAGAATATTAGAAGCTGCTGAATCCATGAGTCCGACTATATCGGCATCGACTGGGGTTGTCTTTTCATCTGCGTTGTATATTTCATTTTCTAAATATTCAAAATTCTGCCAGATAAGATTATTATTAGCTCTTAAATGGTCTCCCCTCGCCGCGTCAACATCGCTGAATAATGGAGCTGGAAGAGAAGGTAATGAAGGATCGTCATATGGTAGACTCATTGTATTTGCCTCGCATCTGAAATTTCGTATTCTACATCATCTATATATAAAATTAATACTTTGCCTATTGGTTTCACTCTGCGTAACAGTTCTATCAATGTCGATATTGCCAGATTTCCACCGGAAAGTTGGTGCATCTGCAATGTGATCTGGTTCGCATTAATGTTTGTGTCTGAAAATGACGCAAAAGTTCCGTAACCTTGAGTCCTTCCATCTGAAGGCGGCGGAGACTGAGACGTTATCGGGTAAGAAACAGAAGATGGATTAGGCGACCATACCGCAATGGCTTCAGGGTCAGGCCTGCCGCCTTCGGGGTCGACAAGCCCTAAGTCTGCATTCGGCATAGAATTCTTGCGCCATGCCGTACCATCGGAATAATACACGGAGCTTCTGTCTCCTGTGCCGTCGTCATCAACAATACAAATTGTTCCGGCTGAAGGCACTGCAACGGGAATACCGGCGGAAAAATACGGCGGATTTTCAAAATCTGTCACAGTTCGGGGCGCGCACCAAACTATGTTCCCGCCCGACAGATACCCCCTTGAATAAGATACTGCATTTTCCGCAGCACGTGTCCAGCCCGATGGCGTTGTCCATGCCCTTGCCGTGTAAGCTGTAGGCGAGGGAGTCGCGGGACTGGATGCCGTAGAATATATTAAAAATCCGGTATCGACTATTGATGAAACCAGATTGCCTACAAGAACTTGTGGAGTAAACGTACTATCAAACCACGCAAACGGAGGCAGGCATACGGTCTGTAAAACCAGTATAATATTATATAAAACCTCTTTTCGCCATGCCGTAGAAATTAACTTATAAAGTGCGGCTGCCTGATTATTGGTGCCGCCGCTAAACAGTATCCCATAAGAAGAAATTAAATACGACAGCCATGAATTACGGGGAGTATCGGGAAAATCTACGAGCCAGGGCGTTAGGATGAGTTGACGCAAGGCCGTGACATCAGCAGCACGTCTGGCAAGAATGGCATTCCACCATGTTATATATGCCATGTGCGCTGCGGGAGCGTCTTCCGCAAGATTAAAATATCCGGGCGGCGTAAGATTTTTGACCGTTAATGCGGATGCTATATCCATTCCACTACCTTTACAGTTAAGTCTATATTTGCGGGATCAAGAAAAACATAACGATCATACCATGACGATCCATCAGAAAATAAAGCATCATTTACAAAATCTATGAATGTTTCGTCGTATTCGCCGAGTCCCAGTGTTACCGGAGATTCGTATTCCACTTCGGGATCAATCTCCATAGTTAGCGATTCCACGGAATCATATACGACCTGAGGAGTATTAGACATAGTATTCAGATCGCTTATCAAGTCCCTAATTAACGCAATCCCGAATTGAGGCGATATAGTTTTTACATTACTGTTGCCGGAAATGTCTATTTCGGTAATAACATCATCGTATTCATCGTCTTCAAAAGTCACATTTGTAGTTCCGTTAATTCCGGACAGAAGAGACATAATCCGGTTAATGTAATTAACTGCAAAATCATTTGCCTGCGCTATTATTTCTTCCCTGTTAGCACTACTGTAAGCACGGATATTTATTACTCCGGTTAATGTTATTTTTACCGGTTGCGCTACAGTATAATAATAACTTTGCGGTATCTGAGATGTGTATATAGTGCCGGAATTAACCTGATGCAAAGAACTCCCCGCGCTTTGCGAATTTATAAATTCAAGCCTGTTGGCAAGTATTGAAAATATCTGTTCCATTTCCGCCGCAGTTGCCAGAATCCCGCCCGGAGTTCTTACGACAAGGTTATATCCGTTTCCGGGAACCGGGACAGGGGTATCAAGAGCGACAGCGTTTCTATTGACGTATATTTTTGTATCTTCATAATATTTTTTTAATTCGGTTTCAACCGCAACCGAGCCGTTCTGAGTTCCATATTCAGTTTTCTCATTGATTATTCTGTTAAGATATATTGCGTCCGATTCTTCCTCTGCCCCGCTTAATAACGGAAGCGTATTTATTCCAGTTAGACCAGATAATGACCCTATAGTAAAACTTATCCCTGCGGGAATGTTGTAGCCTATTCCCTCCTCTATCGCGGTGATATATACGTCTGCCGATCCCAGAGCCGGTATAATATTTGATGACACTCCGACACTGTATTGCTGTCCCGTTGATGCCGTGCAAATAGTATCGGACGGAATACTGATTGGGGATGCAGTTGAATTGGTTACGACAATATATCCGGTGCAGGCCTGAGCGGATTTCCGGGGATTATTAGGATTAAGTAAATCGATCATTGAGCCTACAGGCGACATCATGGCAGCCAGTATAGCCCCGATTTCTTCATCTATCAACACATCGGCCTCCGCGAACATATTCGCGAGTATAAGTTCCGGAGGATTACCGGGAGAAAATTTGATTGAAGACGGAGCCGAATCGATTATCTGAGCCAGCGCGTCTTCAAATGATAATTCTGTGTAAACTCCGTTTTCTATTCCCATTTTATTTAACCGTTATAATATTGTCTTCAGCCGATATTGAATTTGGTTCATAATATTTTTGAATAATGCGTTTTACATCCGCGACACGATCTATATTGCTCTGTGACAGCTTCCATACCAGCGGATCACGTCCGTATGTATCGTCCGCGAAATTCCCGCCTTGTTCGCATCTGCATTCGCTCATTGCCTGTTCTTCAAGTGCAGCCTGTCCAGATACTTGCACGGATAATCCTGTTATAGAATTAACTTGAATTTCGCCGTTGCTGTTTAAACTAAGTGACATAATTATTCTTAACCTATTTTATAATTACTTGTCAAGGATTAATCAAGTGTGTGATTTTCCGACAAATTACTGTCCTGCCACTGTGACGCTGTTATAGTGGGTACGTAATCACTACCCGCTGCTGCTTGAATTATACCTAATGCCGTATCGACTGCTTGACACCATGCTTTAAGCGATTCACCTAATACCATAGGCTCTGTCCCCTCTCCGAGTTTCATTTTACCCAGTAATGTCATATCAATTTTATAAACAATCGGAGAAACAAGAGTTGCAAAAATTAACGGAAACGCGCCCCCGTTTTTATTAATTAGTAATTGCATTGATTGTTCAAAATCGTTAATTCCTTCCGCACAAAATACTATATCTCCGACACTGGGAAATAATCCGTTTATCGGCAACGCCTCAATTGTTAAGGCATCGACACCGTCAATACGAGTATATTTCGGCTGCACAACAAAAGCGTCAGGATTTATTATCCCCGTTGATATAACCTCTGCTGCGTAAATCATAAATAGCCTTCGTAAATTTTCATTTCCAGAATCCCGTCAATTCGCACTTGAGACAGTATCCAGTTGTTTGTCGCCGTTACCTCACAGCATAGTTCGTAGTCGTTCCTGATAATAAGATAGCGTATAATTATCATGTCGTAGGCTGCAACACCGAGCTTGGAAGCTATGGAATTTTGCTGCATGCCCGCGAATAAACCGGATTTGCTGTCATCAAATAGTAAAATAAAATCAAATAAACCTGCGTCAAAAACAGGCGTTTTGAATTTAATATTTGCATAATTTTCCACGCCTACAGCCCACATAAGAGAACCCTCACTTCCTAAAAATGAGAATTTTGGCTTATTGACGTTACTAATGGTAGGCTTCGTTGTCTGAGACAGCAATGTTATAATCTTGCCGTTTATTTTATAAGCTAATTTATTCTGCAAACAAATCTCATCCAGAATCATTGTAAACGAAGACGGCTGAAATAATCTATCACCAACAGGCAATAAGGTCGCGTTAGCCATTTTGGAAGAGTCCACAGCATATCCCGCTTTGACCGCAACTTCCGAAAGTTGATCTACAATCGTTCTGGTCTTTATAAGATGAAAAGCAAGATCAGTTCGGAATAACGTATCATCTATCGATGCGCCTTTAATAAATAAAGTAGCAGAAACACCCAGTGAATCAGGCTGAAGGATGGATGAATACGCAATAAAAGAACGTGATATATTTGAAGTCGAACTTATTTTTTCCACAACGACAGCATACATAATATTTACTGCTGGATTGGCAATCTTTTCAATAGCTGAAGCCATTGCATCCGGAGACAGTGCAGACGACACGAATCCGACAGAGACTTGAGAAATTAAATCAGACGGAGGCATTTTTATTGCTATGCCGATAGTCATTTTTAATGACGATCCCAGCGGGATACCATTATGCGCAATTTCATAATTATACTTGCAGGAATAAACGTCCGGAGGCAATAACATAGTTATCCCTGAAGGCAGGTATTTATAGACAAGGCTTGACAACTCTGCCGTTGTCCATTGGTCTGAACTGTCTGTCATATCGGCTACAATGACGGGATTACATACCGGATTACCCGGCGGATAGAAAATAATCATACGTAATCAATCCTGTAATAAGTACATGTTAATGAAAAAATGTCATCCTCGGACGGAATAGCTCCCGTTGAAAAAAGTCCCCGAAATACGTCACATCCGGCTTTGACGTACACAACTCCCTTGAGAACGGCGGTTCCGCTTGTTTTATCATATAATTTGACCATAATATTACCGTCATCATCAGTCCTATAATATTCCCATCCCGCCAGCTCTCCGTTTATACATTGAATATAATTCTGTACGCCTACTTCCGGAGTTAAAAAATTAAACACAGTAGTCGTAACCGCTGATTCTATGTCTTTAAAATAACTCAAAACATACCCCCGATAGAGCTGCCGCCGTTTGGTGCTACGACTTCAGTAGCAACAGCAATAAGAGAGCCTACAAGAGACGTGCTTCGCTGCTTAAACTGTTCCCTAAGCTTTATCGTGACCTTAACTCCGGCTATGCCCGCGTCATGTGGAACGCCTATTTCCTCAATGTACCATGAACTTGAAAGATACGGAGTTGTCTGCTGAATAGTCCCAAGCGGAATATAAGACCCTAAAATAACAACAGGCATCATATAATTCTTGATTTGATTAAGTACAGATAAACACGATGCGACATACCCCGATGTTATGCCGGAAAGATTAGGCGTAATTGCTCCGTATGAAGCGAGAGAATTTGTAATAGCGGCGGCATTTGCCAGCACAACCTGAATTGACCTGAAAATGCTTTGATCTGCTGATTCAGGAAAGTCGGAAAATACAAGGTCAAGTTCTATCGTTGACGCTTCAATTACTGTTCTTGCCCTCATTTCTCCGGCCTGCGTAAGATTACCGGGAAGCCTTACCGATGCATGAGCGTCTTCTCTTGGTATCTCGCACATTGCAAATACAGGAACATAGGTATTTGTAAAATCCGGCATTCCTACAATTAAAGCCGATTGAAACAGATTTGTAACGGCTCCGGAAATTAACGATGCTATGTCAAGAGTAAAAGCCATTATTTCCCCGCCCTTATCCTGTTGTTTGCTTTCTCAATTTGATTTGCTGCAAAATTTAATCCTGTTGCCACCGCCGTTCCAGCCGATACCATCTTTACCTGCAATTCATTTAATTTATTATTAAGACCTAAAAGCTCTTTAGCATTAGTGACAATTGCTCCAAATATTTCATTTATCTGCTGTTCGTTACGGTTAGACCATGCCGCATTCATGGTCTGCGCTTCCCTTTGTTCTTTCGTGGTTTCCTGTATTTCCTCAGCACCGTATCTTTTTAAAAGCTCAGCTTGAATTTTTTGAGCAATAGTTGGCGGCAGATCTCCGAGACTGTCAGTCATTTGCTGTAATATCCAGCCCCTGTCTGTCCCGGTTGATTTCCAGTTTCCGGACGCAACTCTCGTAAGTGCCGTAGGATCGTATTTATTTGTTTTTGTGAATTCGCTGATTGCATCGGCAAGCGGCTGCTGAATTCTTCCGTATGACTGGCCTATGCCCGTTCGCAGCATTGCCATTTCTTCATTCGACCATTTCCCTTTATCCGTTTGAAAGGATACTTTCTCACCATAATATTTTGCCGCCGCATTTCTTTGTGTGAGTCCATATTGTGCGCCCGCATACGCCTTAGCCATACTAATTGTTTTCGTAGCTGTAGCTAACACGGCTCCAGCTATTGCAAACGGAATTCCGGCAATTGCAATCTTTGACAGTTCGGACAATCCTGAATGAATAGCAGACGCGGGGTCCATATCAGACATACTACGCGATACATTTGACGCTGCATTTCCAAACTTATCTACGGATTTACCGAATTTATTTGTGTTTTTTTTATCTTTTTTGGAATCTTCGTCTTTGCGTTTGCTTTCTTTTTCGGATGTCTTTTTTGCCAGTTCTTCGGTTTTTGTTTTTTCTTCAGCAGTTGTTTTTGCGGCAAGAGTTACGGTGGTTTTTTTCTTTGACAGGTCTTTGCCTTTTTTCTGTATCTTATCCATCACGGATAAAACAACGTCCTGGCCCTTTACTCCTATTTTTACAAGATACGAATCAAGAGCCATTTCTTTTAACCTCTAAGAATCTGTCATATAACCTTTTTACGTCATTATAATCTATCGTTTTTGCTTCCGTGTATGATAGAACCCCGGACACAACCAACAGATCAAAATCTATCAGAGATACGGCATGAAAAAAAAACTTTCAGCAATCTTTGACAACAGTTGAATTACTTCTACCGATACCCCGGAAAAATCTTTCGGTATGGGAACCGCGCCGACTACAATACAACGCTGAAGGTTTAATACTTCAAGAGCGTCCATTATAGAATTTTCCCTTGCCCGTGCAATCTGTAAAGAGTTTACCGGCTTCTTAATCGTATATGTTATGCCATCGTATGCAAACTTAACTGAATCATTATCGTATTCCACTATATCCGCTATCGCGCACACGGATAGTCTTTTCTTTTTGACAGTAAGCTCAGGCGCATCACTACGCATAATTTCAATCCATGCCGCTTCTTCTTCAGTCGGATCAACAGTCGAGCCATCCCCAACGGTTTTACTGTCAGCATTGACTACTTTAATGCGCGCAAGTGATATTTTAGGAAATTCAAATTTCATATTTCTTTATCAGTCGCAGGGTCAACTTCTGCGACATCCCCAAATGAAATCTTTGTAGTGACATATCCCTTGTCTCTGCCGACACCCTGAAGTGGCATATCTAAAAAAACACATCTTTTATGTCGTTGTATTCGCGCGCCCTCGGCAGATTGCGTATTGTATTTGTAATAAAAATCAAAGTCAAATACCATCTGAGGCCGTGCTTGCCCCCACGATTTTAATTTGTCTAAATTAGCTCCGAGAAGAAATTTGACTTCACGCGTTCCAGCCCTGGGGAGGGAATGCATAAGTACGTCACGAGAACCGTCCGCAGACATAAAACGCTTCGCTCGGTCCGTGTCCATTGTGATGTCGCCAAGCAAATCTTCCTCGTTGTAAAAAGTATCTCCGGCAAATTTTATAGATTCTCCGGTCACGCTTGCAACGAACGTTACGATACATTCGCCTATCGATACCGATAATGATTCCTGAGCCATGTTATTTCTCCTTAACTAAAATTGAAAACAATTGTAAAGTAATGAATTGCCTTGTACGGCATGATCTGCGCTACTATCGCGCCGGCCGGGATAACTCCTTCCGATTGCCAGTTAGGATTAAGTACATCAATCTGCGATTTTGTTTTTGTTATTAAAGCATAATCCGCGGTGTTATCTTCCAGTGATAGGATTGCCCCCGCTTTCCATAACGCGTCTAGCGCTGATCTTATCAACGCCGCCACTTCAAGCACTCCGGGGTAATCGGCGTCAATCCCTGTGCGTCCTGCCGCAATGAGAGAATTGCGGGAAGATACAACGCAATAATCGTTGATGTAGTCAATTGCTATCTGTGTTTCAAGCTGCATTGATGCCGGAGGATTTACGGTTGAATTCATGAATGTATCATAGATAAACAATGCCGCGCCCTGATCTTTCGCGCCGTTATATTGTGCCAGAGATTGCGAGGCTATATAAGCCCGTGTAGTCGCTGAATAAGTATCCCCGTCCACTTCCTCAAAATCATGTGCGTCCGACAGAGAGCCTATGCTGCGCGCTATCATGCCGCCGTACAGTACGAACACCAGAGCAGACAGTAATGGATTATGATATACGTAAGTATATTCGTCTATTTCATCGTAAGCGTTTGTTACGACAGTAATAGTCCGGCTCTGTGTTGTAAGCGATCCGCCAAGCAAAAGAGCAGCCGGCAGAGTGTCCAGGTCTTCCATCGTGAATGAATGAAAAAATATTTTTGCTTTCGCGTCCGTACACCAGTTAGAAGCAACTACGCAATCCGCAAGAAATGTACTTTCATCGTCAAGGCCGTTTGTCTGTGATCCTACATTTAGAAATGACCATGAACGCGGACTGTAATTCGCGTCATCAAGCATATTACTTGTCAAGGCCGATCCGCCGGTGCTGAGAATGTAAACTTTATCCGGTTTGACCGATCCCGCAAAAACAGTATTTAAAAATTTAGCAGTCGCGTATGCTGTGGGATTGTCATCGATAAAATCTTCAACCATTGCCTCGGTTACTTCGATGAGTCCGGAATTAGCGTCAGGGGTATAACCCGTAATAACTTCTCTTGTCGCAAATACGATCCTTCGCGCCAGACTTCCAAGAGTTCCGGTAGTTGCCTGACTAAGTAGTGTGATAAATGATGATGCTGACATATTACACCTCGCTTATATATTCGTCTTCTAAAATTTCTTGTATCGTTTCAATAATATCATCAACAGGAATTTCAACACCGCCGTGAATTGTTGATATAAATTCTGCCACTGCCTGGCAATTAAAAACCAGTCCCCGCTGAATCACTTCAAGGCCGCCTTTAAAATTAAATTCAGGCGTTTCGTCATGATTTAAAATATTTGCAATACCAGACCATATCATGCTTTCCGGCGATGTGATCAGTTCCCTTGCTGTTTCGTAAGGAATAAACAAGTTCGTATCGTTTGCTTTTTCGTGTCCGGCTGCTGTGAAAAAATTAAGTACGTATTCAAAGTCAATCAATACGCCGCTTACTGATGATGCATAAGGCTGTCTCTTGGTTACTCTGTAAGTCGTCTGCATATACGGATACGAAACAGGCTGAGCGACAACTCCGTATTTATAAACCGGACAAACAATATCTCTGGCTATCAACGCTGCATTTAAAGCCGAGTTCATCGCATAATATTTCTGGTTTATGTTCATACCACGCCTGCTATCGGTATCTCGTCACATGTTGCAACAACTGTAAAATTATGATTATCTTCTCTTTTTGCCACCCATTCGACAACTCTGTATGACTTATCATGATAAATTATTGTATCCGGTTGTTCTTCCCTGGCATCGGGAATTACAATCGTTATACCGTTACGAATAATAATCCCGCCCTTTTCTAATCTCTCGATGTCTTTAGCCTGTAATATTCCGACCGAAGCAGGAACCTGTATTATATCATCAGTTACAACTGCCGAGCCATCGCTATATTCGTCATATTCTAAATAAACAAGGGATACAAATTCTGATGCTATTCTGCTTGCTGTCAACCCTTGCATTCCCCTGGTTCTCATATATAGTCCCTGTTCTAACTAGCATATGCCTTAGCAATTCTTTTATTTTTAATTCTTTGTACTCTTGCTTTATTCGTATAATGATACATATAAAACCCTTTAGCATGTGCCATAGAATAAGTTACAGGATATTTTAAGAAAGTCTTTGTTTGCCTGGCTTTTGGTGATATGGTTTTAAATAAACTATTGAAAAAATTTCTTATTGATATAAATGCCGATTTAAAATACCGAAACATACTATGCTCCTTATTTCTATATTTTTTTATTCAATACCGGCTCCAGTTCCTAATAAAATTGCCTGCCGTCTCTCCGTTATGCGTTTCCTGAATCTTTCGGGATCATTTTGAGAGAATGAAGTTGTTAATCCGTTTTGTGATACTGAAGATATTTCAGGAAATTTATTATCAATGGCTAACTTCATGCATGCTGTATCTAACACTTGTTCAATATAATCATCCGTCAAATAATTAGAAAGTTTAACTTCCCTTTGTGCTGAATGAATGTATTCCTTTAATTCATCATCAGAAACGGCTGGATTTGCCAGCCGTTTCTTTAATGATGCTGTAAAATCTAATTCACTGTACATTATGCGTTTACACTGAATACTAAATCAAATACCTGACCACGCTGTATTACCATCGGGCCGCCGAAGGTAAGCTGAGCTGCAAATGAACTTCTTTGTTCGCTTACAACGCCGGTAGTAATTCTCGGAGTCGCTGTTGTCATTGGCGACAAAATACCTTTCTTTCCTGTAGGCGCACCGTGTACAACCGCAACAACATGATTGTACTGGGCGGTTCCAAGAGAATTTGTTCTTGCGTTCAATAGGCCTGAAGTCTTTGGAACTATCTCTTTAATCGTTCCACCTGTTGCAAGCTTCAAGGCTTCTCCGAGTGTACGGTTATAAGTTCCGGTTGAAAGATACTGTACAAGACTTGCATACATCGAAGTCGGAATATACAGTACAACTTTTCCGCTTGTCGCCACGTTTGTTAATGCTATAAGATTTAACAACCTTACAACATCAGCATATATCAAAGCAGCGTTTGCAGACGTTACAGAAGGCAGTGGTAATGTTCTATCTGCCGGTTTATAGTTAAAATTGGTTATCTGCTGCACTAACTTTGTAGGGTTAGATGCCCAGTCTGAAGCTGCCGCAAGTATCGGAGATTCTAATCCTGCGCTTGCGAGTGCCAACATTATACCGGATGATAACAGACCGTAGTCCCCGGATTCTCCGTCAAAAGCGGAAGTTCCCCAGCCATCAACAAAAATGCGTTCACCTGCCTGCATGATCTGCTGTTCGATTGTAGCAAAAAGCTGATTCTGAAGGATAAACCCTGCCAGAGCCGGAGCTATTGATCTTGCGTATCCAAGCAATGCCGCTTCCTGTTCCTGTTCAACAATGAACCCCTGCGCTTCTGTATGAGCATTTTTAAACTCATTGATAAGCGAAATTGATGCAAGATTATTGCTGTAAGTCCTGTCGTCGCCATAAGGGTTGAGATCGCCGAGCCGCTGTTTTGCCGCACCGGATGCCTCTATACGCGGTACACGAAATCTTGACATCGCGCCTGCGCTTGCGCTAAGCTCTGCGGCAAGCTGTACGGCATCGCCTTCATCTACAAATGACTGTACGAATGTAAGCTGCTCATAGAGCTGGTCGGCAAGCTGCTGAAGCCCTGCGAACTGATCGTATCCGGGATTTCCAAAATAAGCGTTTAACGCTATCGCATGCGCGCCTTCCGGTGTCGATCCTGCTTTAATCGCGTTAGCGGCTATCGCATTTAATTTATCGCGTAAGCCATAAGCCATATCGACTACATGGTCAATAGATGCCCCGCCAAATGCAGTCCGTAACGCTCCGATTTTATCGTTATGATCTGCGCTTGTGGCGTTTGCAACAGATAAAAGAGCGTCATGTAATGTCTTATATTCTTCATGCCCCTGTATTTCATTAACAACATGGCAGCCTTCAGCTTCATGCGACCTTGCATAAGCATTGCGGACAACCAGCCAGTTTCTGAATTTTTGCTCAGCTACCTGAGATGATGTAATTTTTTTCATGTTCTTTCACCTTATCCTATTGTCACAGATTTCAGGCGAGCATAAATATAGCCTGATTTAAGCTGTCCTGAATTCTGCACCCCGGGAACTCCGTAAAATACTTCGCCTGGAAACGCTACGTCTCCGCTTGAATTGGAAATTGTACCGTCCGGCGTAATATATGCGGCTGCACCTGCATCCGGTTCCTCACCTGTTTCCAGTGGGGACGCTGCAACTGCGGCCGGATCGGAAATCATACACGCAAAATCGCCATCAGCATATTCGCCGACACTCTGATCTATCTGTGAATTTGTCTGCGTTGCCGCTTCCAGAAATCCTACCGCAATAATAGCATAAGGATCGTATTCATCATCTACATAAGCGGCAGCACCTAATACAATACGCTGTTTCCCGTCTGCGTTTTCCTGCAATGTTACAATCGACCCTATCGGGGCTGCTGTAATTGTTGCGGCTTCGGGAATTACAAATAGAACGCCGTCAATACGTCTCGCGTCCCATTGCACCGCGCCGCGTTTCGGGTTTGTTTCACCTATTCCTAGTGTTAGTCCTGGCATTAGAATATACCTCCTGTTGATACTTTTACTTCAGGTTTTTTGCTGATGATCTCGGCATACTTTGCGTTTACTGCTGTTATGCGTTTTGCTGGATCGGTTTCAGTAATTCCCATGAGAGAAGCAAGAGATGCAAAAGAAGGAGTTTTTGAGCCGAAATCAATATTGAGAGCAGTTCCTACTGCGTCAATAAGCGGTTGTGCGGGTTTTGTGTTCTCAAGGGTAGCCGCTTCTTTCTTTTCTTCTTCTTTCTTCTTTTCCTCTTCTGATTTTTCGTCTTCTTCGTTTTCTGCTTTGGCTTCTTTTTCTTCTTTCTTTTCTTCTTTGTCGTCCTTTTTTAAATCTTCGACTGCATTACTGAGACTGGTTACTGCATTCTCAAGCTTTTCCAACCTCTCGCCATCATTCTTAGCGGTTACAGCTTTTGATACTGCATTCTCAACTATCGCTGCTATTTGTTCTGCTGTTAGTTCCATATTTTTAACCTCATTGTTATATTTTCCGTCGGTATTAACCACAACGGCATTGGTTACCTTAATTTTATTTTCCTTATCCCGTACATGCGGCGCAAGTGCTACATGAGTTGCCCTCAAATCTTTAGCAATCGCATTGTATGGCTGTCCGTCCGGAGTTGTTCCCGATTCCACAAGCAGATTATAAATATCCACGAACGCAGACGCTCCAAAATCATTCTGGCCCAGATTGCTTTTAATATATGCGACTTCTTTATTACCTTTTACAATTCCGGCTATCATAGCGGCTTTTTGCGCGTTATCGTAATTAACAGTGTGCGCCCAGCCGTCAATTTTCTTATTACTTTCGTTTGTTGTGAAATCGTGGCTGCCTACAACCACCGGGGCAGTCTGAAGCGATTTTAAAAATTTCTCGTCTGATACAGATTCAGGGGGGTAATAAAGTCTAACGGTCTTTCCTTCGAGTTCTGAATTATTAGTTGTTAATTGCCCGGGAGCATACTCAAGAACTCCAACTCTCAGAGCCGGAACGGTAAAGCGTAATGATTCAATACGTTCCTGAAGATTGCACGCCTTTGCTGCCGGTCTTTTAAATAAATGTCGAATTAGAGATTTTATATTCATGTTCTCCCTGAAAAATAAAAAAGCCGAAAGTCCTTTTAGACCCTCGGCTGCTTGTTTCATCAGTACCGAAAAACTTATTTAAAAGTTTTTGTTAATGTCGATTTAATTTTTATTGACTTGTTTATATGCTCGCTATCAATCTCGATATGTACGTTCCTGTCTGCTTCTTTCATCAGTTCAAGAACTACAAGTCTTAATTTTTCTTCAAACTTATCAATATCAACCATATAGTATATTATGTCTCTTAAAATGTCAACTGTTTTTTATGCTGCTTTTTTATCCTGCTTTGTTTCACGCACAACATAATGCTGTAAGGCTATTGCTTTTGTTGACGCTATTTCCGCCCAGCAACGGCAGCCATAATCCGTGCCCGGATTTCCTGTAAATTCTCTTCCAGAAAGATAAATAACTTTTGGTGGATCGGAAAATAAAAAACATTTATTAGCAAGTTTTTGATGTGTCTTCCTTACTCGTTTATCTCTTTGAGTACGCCAGAAATATCTGTCACTGTATTGCTGAATTATCCGTTCGTTAATTCCGATACCGAGTTCGTATGCGCTGTCACTTCCTTTCTGTTTTGATAAAGCTGCAAAATTATCTTTAAAAGAAAATACTTTATATACGGTCTCATTCTCTTTTGCTTTGTAAAGTTTATTAAGTATTTCCTGCGATTTTTCAGTTCTTTGCAGATCGTTTATAGCATCATCTATGAGTTTGCTCTGTTTTTCTTTAGCTATAATCTGTAAATTTTCTTTAAGAGCTTCCTGCCTGCGTTGCCATTCCTCGACCCAGCCGTCAAGCGTTCCCCTGTAAACTTTCATTCCTTTCTGGCGATAATATTTCTCCAGCTCATAACGGTATCGCTTGGAAAACAATACTGCTTTATTATTATATTCCCGAATAGCTTCTTCATCGACTTGATTATGCCATATTCTGCGGGCAAATCGGGCAACTTCATTTTCCCATTGAGGACTATATTTTTCAAATATATCTATCATTTAAGAGTAGAAGCCATTCCCGTCTGTATATGGGTATAACTAATCCTATTATCTTCTTGAGTTTTCCAAAAATATCTATAAATTTTAACTTTGTTTTTAATAATAAATCTTAAAAAATATTTTTTAATTTTCATTTTGATCTCCTTATTTTTCATGTAAGAGGACTCGATAAAGCAGATTCTTTACCTTCTGTGTCAAGCTCGTCCCCTGTCTCCGAATTAAGCGGTTCATCAAATTGCAAAGATATATCTTCCGCAAGTAAACCTTCCTGCTTAAACGCTTCTTCGAGTTCGGGATATTCCCTCTGTCTGATTAAAGTTTCTGTCTTCTTGCTAATCAAATCAACTCGTTCCTGTTCGGTCTCTTCATAGATTGATTCAAATTCAATGTCGAAATCGTCCTCTTTCATATTAAAAGAAGCAAATTCTTTATCATATCTAATCAATGTATTTACGGCAAATCTTAGCAGAGGCTCTATCTCTCCGATCTGATAACGTGAACTTATATTTTCATTTGTCGAATGTATCTGAAATGCTGCCTGTGAATAAGCAGAGGTTCCGCCGCTAAAAAAGTATTCAGGAGAAATTCCAGTCACAGACCCGACAAAATCCTTGAAAACTACTGCGATGTCTGCCGTTCCGGGACCAATATTATTATTCATAATATCAAGTGCCATTCCGCGGGACTGCTCAATCGGAGTGCTGACTCCCATTGTCTGAGATAGTCTCTGTAATTGTGTTCTCATACGTGCCAGCATAGTATCTGTCTGAATGTCGCCTTCCATTTTTTCAATGATAACTTGAGAACGAACAAGCAGAATCTTTAATACGTGAATATATAAATTCCATGCCTCGGCTGCTGTACGCAGTTTAGGCAATTGATTAAGTCCGATTCCAAAAAGCGGCTCATAGCCAGGACAGGTGAAAAACGCGGATACGCCATGTCTTAACTTTGCACCCATACAGTATAAATCACCTACTCTCATTGGCGTGTATGGCTGAGTCACTCCACTATAGGAAGATCCCATACCGTAAGCAAACTGAGTATCATTGAACACATTAAATGTTACGGCATCGCCTCTCTGAACAGGTACTACAAGCGAACCCCGCGGAGACAGCAAGCTGTAAAATAGTGCATCTTTAATCACAGATTTAATTTTCTTTAAATTAATTGTGTTTACAATAGCTTCGTCAAAGCTGTCGTTTCTTGAATTAACGGTAGGAAACTTTTTTAAAGCGATTGCCAGAGGCCTGTCAACCATTTCAGAAAGAGTCGGCATTGAAAGATATTCATAGTAATTGATTCTATACGGGGAATAATCCATGTAAGTCATTAACATACTGGGATCGGTAGAAGTGTTTATTTTGAGCGCGCCATCGGCATAAACAGAGTTGAAAACAGATGAAAATTCCTCATCAGCCTTTTTACTTGCCTTAAGTGGTTTAAACTTAATGTTATTCTCAGCCTTAATAATTTCTGTTATACATGTCTTATCAATTTTTGCTTTCTTTACTCTGTCGTCTTCTCTTTTCGCATAAGCAAATAATAAAGAATTTTGATTTATATTACTTGTCTCATTATTGCGTATTTCCGCGAGTTCCTGCATTGCGGAATTTATTATTCCATCGATGTTATGTACAGAAAAAGCGTTTTGAATTTCAGTGACTAATTTCTTGTTTCCGACAACTTCGTTTTCAGGGAGTAAATATAATTTTTCTACGGCATCAACAAGTGTTGAAAGTTGTTTGTATGGATTGTTCATGTTACCTCTCTATCTCATAAGAAATATTTTTAATCATCAGACCTTTTTCATAAAGCGGCTTATTAAAACCCTTGTATGCAATCGTAGCCGGCGCATTCTCTCTTAATTCTGTCTCGCCCTTAATAATACGCTTCGCTTCTGCTATAGAACCAACTCCTATCTTCCGCATTAATTCCGCTTCTGCTTTTTCATGATCGGATTCAATGGGATTATTTTTAATATTTTCAAAATACGCTGCAAAGGCATCCTTGAATTCTTTACTGCTAAGATATTTCTCTGCTGCAATTCTTAACACAGGCCGGGGCGGAATTGTTTCTGTGCCGTAATGATTATCAGCCATTACATCAGACAGGCTTTCTCCGTTCTCATATTTTGCAGCTTTAACGCCGAGTCTTACTTCCACAATATACTCCATTGCCTCTGATTATTTGTATTCAGTGCCGTAAAAAAAGTCAAGCGCATTTGGCGGATACCAACTAGTCTTATGATTATACCAGGCCTTATTGACTGAACGTATAAATATTTTCTTTTCCGGGAATGATACCTTATCAATAGCTGCCAGTACAGAAGCGGCAGAATCAACACCAATGAATTCACGACAACCCAGAGTCAATCCAACATACTCTTCAAATGTCGTTTTGCCCTCTCCGAGTTCGGAAATAATTCTATTATTTTTTTTGGCATATTCTTTTACTCGATCGATTTCCGATTGCGTAAAACTTCTATTCAAATTTCTCCAATCGGAGGTTGTCATAAAATCGCACACAAGATCACATTTAATCCGAGGGAAAGCAAACCCTGAACCATTCCACGGTCTTTGCCCCACCCTAATCTCGCCGAATATTTTAATAATACTCATATCTGTAATTTTTCCAGAAGGGTATGTAATATTTATAGTTTTACATACTTTAATAAGTTCAGAGAGTGAATATATACAATACTTGCTGGGAGCAAATTTAAATATTTGCTCTCGCGTAAGAATATCAGTAACCGGATATTTACTCCATAAATAATGATATTTTAATGCCTGCTTGATAAATTTTGACGCAGGAGTCGCAAGGTATATTTCCCTGACGGCAAATTTTTCCGCATCTGTCATACGCGCTTCAACTGTGAAAATATCGCCGAGCCCGCCTGTAAATAGAATTTTATTCATATTTTTTAAACACTGCCGTTAATATATTATTTTTCCACGGTGCTTTTCTAACTTCATCTTCAGCATGACTAGACAAGTAAAAAATAAATCCCTCTCTTCTGAAACGAAAATATAATGCTTCTAATGTATAATAATGCAAATGTTCTTTTGGCCGATAGTGTCTCCATTTTTCTAAACTTTCATCTTTTTTCGGTGTGTCAAAATCGGGAACAGATAATACAATTAATTTTGCGCTTTCGGCAATTTTAAAAAAATCAATTTGCTGCTCATCAGTAAGATGTTCAAAAGAGTCCCATGCTGTTATTATATCAGGCCGTAAACCTTCAGGCGGCCTTAAATCAGCAGTGAAGTCATTTATGTCGTAACCATATGCGGTATACCCTGCCTTTCGTGCGGCTTTAACAAAAGACCCTGATCCGCATCCATAATCAAGTATAGTTCCTTTTTTTAAAATAAAATGCAGTCGGATTTTATTTATTGCCGCTTCGGGGTAGGCAAGATATTTCTTTTCGTAATTTTCATCGTATTGAATAGGCGTTTGCATAGAAGGTCTGCCATATCCGCAACATTTACAAATGGTCATATCTTCTAACTCAAGATTGATTGTAAATGTATTTTCTAATCCGCAATTTAGACATTTCATAAAATATCCTGTCCTGGCCATACAACGCCGTCAATGTGCTTTCTGTGTTGTTCTTCTGTTTCTTTTGCAGCCGGTAAAAACATTGTTGGCTTTTCAAACAATCCGGCAAGCGTGGTAATAGCTCCAATTTGAGATATAACCATTTCCGCATTTTTAATCAGCAAGCATAATTCTGGAAACGATGTATTGTTTCTCATGTCGATTGCATTTTGTATGTCCTGTAATTCCGGATAAATATCATGCTGTCCAACAAGTATAATTATACCATTTAAAGATGAAATTGAACCATATGTCTTCTTAACATCGGGAGTGCACTCAAACATATATTTTTTATGCTGATGCCGTTTAGCTGCGTGAGGCGGAGCGAATACAATATATTTCTCTTTTATTTGTGGTTTTAAATTATAAAAATCTTTGTATCGTCCCCTGACTTTATCAACATATAATTCGTAATCATCACCCTGAAAATATATATCACGATAACTCTTTTTTCCGTACCGGGTATATTTTAATTGCTGAAAATCTTTTTTAATTATCGGCAGTATTCCGTTGTATTCAACCGGTACAGTCTTAGTATTGTCAAAAGGTTCAAGCGCATAGGCGTGGTTAGTTGCGACTGTTATATCAGGATTTAATTTCTCAATGTAGGGTAATAGATTGATTAAGTCGCCTAACCCGCTTTGACATTGTAAATTCATTATTTCCTCTGGTTTAAAACCTGTATTGCTTTTACATATTCCGCGACAACTTCAGATGTACCTAATGTTTCAACTGCTCCTGCTAAAGCATCCGGGCAATCATCATGCTCTGCCATTTTACTATATCTTACCACTTCTAATTTATATTCGTTTTGTGTCCCTTCAAGCATTCTCATTCGTTCCCGCTGTGAAGTTATAGCAGCCATTATTCTTTCGTGCTTGCTTCTGTTGCTTGGCTGATGATGAATTTCCCAGTAATTTTTTATTTTAACATTCAATTCCGATTCAGTCTCCCTCATAGCATCAATAAAAAATATTGACGTATCAGATAATTGCGATTCAATTACGCTTACTACCGGCGTATATTGATTTAAAAATACTATTATTTCTCTACGTGTTTGACGGTCAGAAATTGACTTTGGCCATTTACAACCTGTCCATACTATCTCTCCCGTCCTTCTTACCCCCACAACTGCCACTGCTGTAGAATCCGTATCAGCTTTATCTGAAAAACTAGGATCAATAAAAGCAACACAATAATCACATCCCCACGTATCGGCAATAGGGAATAGCCCTATTTGCTCTTTTAATAATATTTCAGTGTGGCCTTCCCATACGTGCAGATACTTATTATAATTTGTTTTCTTATCATATTCTAAATCATTTCTTAAAACTTGAGGAAACCAGGGATTGTCTCTCCAGTTTATATTTATTTTAAGTGTATCTTCTCGATCTGCAAGAGTATAATCTTGATGAACGGGATCTTCTTCTAAAGTAGGATTATAAGTAAATATAATCTGGCTATTAGGATTCCTGATGGTTGGAACTAATATTTCAAGTGATTTCCTGCTAACCGATTGAGCTTCTTCCACCCATGCATATTGAACGCCTTCAGTTGATTTAATGTCCTGTGCATTCCCTCGGAGTCCTTTAAAAATAAAGTCCGATCCGGTTCTTTTGCAAATAATTCCTTGCTCGGTCACATAAAATTCAGAATCCCATTTATATGCATCTATTTTTTCTGTTAACAACTGCCAAACTGAATCTTTAATACTTCTCTGTATTTCTCTGCAACAGAGTATTCGAGCTTTTTTTGCTCTTGACTGACAAAGTAAAAAATCAGCTACTCCATGAGACTTTGCGCCTCCTCTACCTCCGTAAATATCAATAAATCTTTTTTGAGTTGAATAAAGCGGAAGCAGTTTTATGGGAACTTCGATATTCATTTATCTTCGATTTCTTGCTGTGGTACTACTCCAATTATATTTATAACAGTTCCGGTTAACTCTCCGCCTTTTCCTGACAATTCTAACTTTTCTGCAATACCTAACATTTGTTTTAAACTATTAAGTGATACATTTTTATTGTGCATTTTAAATTCTATATCTTCAACTGTAAAAGATTCATCCTTTTCATCCGCACCTTTTACGGTTTTATAACTGCGTTTAACTTTTACAGATTCTATTGCGCGAGTATCAGTTTTATTGGTAGTTTTATACTGTAATTTATTGTCAAAATCAATATGATCTTTAATATCGGAAAATGAGAGACACTCCAGTTCCCGGCGAACTTTTAATACTAATTCTTCTTTGTCTTCGAGGATTTCATTTATCTTTTCTTTGAATGCTGCTTTTATCAAAGGTTTTGATAAGTTTTCACTTGCTATAACTTGAGCAGTCTTTTTGCTATATTTTGATCTTATCGCAGCCTGAGTTCCATTGAAGTCTTTTAGATATTCAATTACAAATAATTTTTGACGTGGCTTAAGTTTGTCAAATGCTGATATTTCTTTTTGTTCTGTTTTATTTTCCATCTTACTTAAATATATATTATGTCACCTTAAAAAAGTCAAACATTTTTACAGTTCATATCGTTTTTTTATAGTGTATATCTGTTCAGTTGATAGATTCATTTTCCTCTCCGTATCGTTCGTTGTACATTGCCAGTAAGTCGTGATAATATGAATAAGCCGGATTAAGACAGAACTGTTCTACTCGTTCGTTGACCTCAATGTGAGGACATTCGATCTTTCTTGTTATGTACATTTTTAGAACTTTTTCGTCGTTAGTCAGTTCCATATCTTCCCCGCCACATCCAAGTAAAAAAATATTATCAAGACTATATCCGCCGCTAAAGATATTCCTAGTATGACTATCATGTTATACCATAATGAATTGAATCTTTTAAACTCGGTGAATTTCTTCTCAATGTGCCAGAGTCTTATGTGATACTGGTAGAATATGTTATGATGTTCGGTTGTTGTGTTCATGTGGGGATTACCTCACTTTTGTTTTCGTATAATATCCACACGTTTAATACACGTACCTTCTGGAACATATATGTCTTTGCTAAACTCAATATAAACTTTTCCATCATCCATTTGATTTTGTCCTTTTCTACCCCAACTGCCCTTAAATTTTCTTTGTCCAAAATGTCCATATTTCTTTAACATTCTCTCACCTCTTTGATTTTTTAAATCCATTCTGGATTCGTTTATTTTTAATTCTGTTTACTCTGGCTTTGTTGCTTATTACTGGTTGATAAAATGAATTTGCTTGATGATGTGAATCATCACTGGAAAATAGACCGGTAATACCAGAATGAATAGCAGCAAAACACATTGCCATCATAACAACAAATTTATTATTCATCCTCAACCTCTAAAACTTTTTGAACTGTAAAGCCTTCCCAGCACTCGGCATTCTAAAACCCGCGGCCTCACCTGCATCTCTGAATTGCTTTTCGTTCCATGTCGGGATCGGCTTCCATAAATGACACTTGTTCGGGATATGAATTTTGTTGAACGATTTATCCAAGAGACTAGAATATCTGCGCCGGTGTTCCTGTGACTGACAGAATAAATGATGTTCGTCCATTTCGCTGCTTTCTGAATCCTTGCAGTTTGCCCTTTCTTCTTCGGGGCATTCAAAGTTACCGCATTTTTTAGTAGTTTTAATTTTACTCATTGTTTCCCTGCCTTAAAATATATTCTTATTCATTCACGACCTTAAATTTTCTGATTATTCTCGCTGCCTTTTCGGTTTCCATAGCATTATCAAATTGTAGTTGTTCATCAAAAGGCTCGCCCAAGGTTTCTTCGCCGTCATCATCATGTCCGGTAAAAGCAGTTCCGGAAAGAATATACGGCGCCGGCACGGGTTTTATCTGATAATCGATATCGACCAGACCTGATATATCTTTATTCCTCTCGAAATTTAATGTAACGACAATTTTTCTTTTGGCATATGCATCTGTTCGAATATCTTGCAGATTGCCGATAATCTGATCAATTGCCTCATCAATCAAAACCAGTGGCTTTCCATTCTCCATCGTACGAATAGATAGTTTTAATAATTCATCACTCATTGTTTTGCTCCTTAAATTTTATTTTATAATATGTGAAAAAATTTTATGCACTTTTCTTTTTATCCTCAACCTCGTCATGACAATCAGGGCAGAGTGTTTCCATCATTTCAGGATCGCAAAGAAGGTTTTTCCGGATGCAATCATATATCTCTTGCCAATTACAAACTCCCTCAAGGTGATGAACTTCGACTTTAAACTCTTTTCCTTTCGCTACACTTTGCTTGCGTTTGCATTTCTGACAAGTGTACTGATCCCTCTTTATTGCCTTTGCTCTTTCGCGTGATCTCAGCCATAACATTCGTAATGCTGCTTTTATTTTACTGTTTGGAGTGTATTCTAATTTTTTACCCATTTACAAACTCACCTCACATCGATGTTTTAAATTTTCAATTTTAGATTTCAAGCCCCATATTCGCAAGGCTCCAAGTCTTGCCAGTTGATATTGATCTTCAACAGACAAAGGTTTTGCTGTATTATTTGTTTTCGCATTTCTATGAAATCTGCACCAATCTCGTTCGGAATTATAAATAATTATTCCCGCGCGTTCAGGAATAAAGGATTCATGCTTTAATAATTTTTCAGGGATTGCAAAATATAATTTTTTTATTTTTTCGTTGTGATGTCCATGTCTTTTCTGTGCATCCTTTTTTAAATCACTTGTACTTACTTTTATTTCAATTTCTGTTAAATATCCGGATTTGGACATTATTAATAAATCGCATTCATGAAGCCATAATCCCCAACTTACATTTGGAACAATTAAATTCTGGCGATAATCAAATTTACGAGAAAGAGCTATCTCTATTTTTTGTGCAGTTACTTTCATGGATTAATTCGCTACCTCGAATAAACTTTCCTGTCTGGCCCCGATAATCTCTGTCATATTAGCAAGTCCTCGGTAATGATTCGCTTCTTTCTCGTTTTTAACGGCTCCGAGTCTGCCCTGTTGATCGGATATAAGTCTGTTCTCGACCTTAATTATATAATCTTTCATTTCGTCGAATGTGAGTACAGCGGTCGATGGAATATAGCCTTTAACAACTTCAATTTCCTTTGCATCGGGGCCATGATTTTCTTTTTCCATTCTCGTTATTATCCGGCAATTTTTTAAATGTTTATTCGGTATCTTTTTTACATCACCATCCGGAAGCGAGAAAAACAGGAACTCCGGTTTTAAAATCCAGTTATGTGTATAGTCTTCGGTTTCACTGTATAAATAAGCAACTTCCGGCAATAGATAGCCCCTATAATATTTATGTTGAAAATATTGAACGCTGTCCACAATCTCAAAGTATGCTTCTCCCCATTGCCCCTCGAAGTTTAAAGCGAACTCGCCGAGCTTTTTCATAAAATCATCGACTGTGAATACGATTTTTCCAGCAATTATTTGGAAACTTGATTTTGCTTGTTTTATTGTCATTTTAATTATTCCGATAACAGAATATCATCTTGAATATCGATGTCTTTGCTTTTACATTTCGGGCATTGTGTAAATGTGCGCTTGTCGCGCCAGCTTGCCCAGCAGTTCTTACACATATAATTATAAATGCGTTTCATTTACTCACCTCTAAAATAGTTTTATTTAATCCAATCATAATTATTTTAATGTCCCTTATTGTATCCTCTGATTTCTGTAGTCTTTCTTCTAACCAATCTATATATTCGTTAGTACATCCTAATGTCTGCCCTGTTTCTTTTTCAAATTGTTCTTCGTATTTACTCATACATCACCTCTATATATTTAATTATTTAAAATAAATCCATTTCGCCATTTTTAATTTTATCAATAGCTTTATTATATCCAGCCGTATAAGCTATCTCCCATATCATTTTATCCGTAATATCTTTGAGTAATCTTTTTTCTCCGGTTATAGGGTTAGGATTATTACGATAAATTTCATAATATTCTTCTAATGTTTCAATCATAATTCATTCTCCTATATATTTAATTATTTAATATGTTATTTTGCAATTATGTGAAATATATTTTTTAATTATTTTAATTGCATCGTTTAATGCTGTATTATAAGTATTAATATATACTTTAACTTCAATTGGGCTATTTTCTGGACGAGCAATTGTTTTATTTTGTATTTCGTTAATCATTTTTTGTAATTCTTTTTTACCAGTATAGTAACTCATATATACTCCCCCCCACATAATCTTTTATGTAAAACATAGCAAGCATTGAACGCCGCATTGTGAGCTATGGTTTTTATCGTTGAATTTTTCATTGATTTTCCATATTCGTCTTTATAGTGCTTATCTAAAAATTGTAATAAATCAACTATCGATGCTTCATAAATCTCATCCCAAAACACTGGATAAAGTTTTTTTAATTTTGATGCTGTCATGTTTTTTCTCCTATTTAAAAATTATTAAAATCCCATACATTCGGGCAATGCTTCATATTCAGACTCTTCCATTTCGATAACTTTAATAGTTATTATATCTCCGACTTGAGCATCATCCAAATATCCATCTTTAATTACATCTGTACTAATTTCACAACAAATTGCCAATCCTTTATCTGGTTGAATTTCATATACTTTTATTTTCATATTTTTACTCCGCACGTATTATTTTACTATCTTCAAAATTTTTTAAATGCCTTAATCTTTCTGTAATTTTTAATCCATTTTGTCTAATAAGTATTTTAACATCTGATTCGGTTTTTACAGTTATGCTATCTGTTATATTAACGAGCCAGCCATCTTGGACCTGACAAGCATATAAATTTTTACTCATTCCATTCTCCTGTTACTGATATACTTAGTATTGTTAAATAAAATTCCATTGTTCGGCCATAGCGGCAGCTATACCGGAAAATGTTATTGATCTACTTTTGGCATTATGCGACGAATGAAAATCAACCCACGTCCGATATCTTTTACCATCCCACTTTCTTTGATATTCTACAACATCAGTCGGCTTTAGTAACGGTAAATTTTTAAGCCAAAGACAAGTCGCTTTTGAATATGGATGCCCAAATTGATATGGTTGTATTATTTGATCTGCTTTTCTATATTGTCGTTCAGGCAAACCTCTGGGGTTTTCTATCGCAACTTTTTCTATTATACTTTGAGTTAATTGCATAAAAAAATTCATACCTGCAATTCTTGCCTCTATTCTTCCGGGTTCATATATCCTGCAATTACTCATATTACTTATGTAAGTACACGGCGGATGCGCTATCATCATATCCCACCCCCCCCCAATAATGTTCATGACATCACCCTGAATATGCTGTCCTGGTATCTCAGTTGGCAATAAATCGCATGACCATGCATCATGGCCTTTCTTTTTAAATGCCTCACGAACGATTCCGGAAAATTCACATGCGATTAATATTTTCATTAAATTACATCCTCTAAGACTTGACTGATATGTTCGATCTTCCCTGCCCTTTCTGGTTAAACAAATTTAGTATATTTTTTATAAAAATTTACGTTCACAATCCCACAAGCACCATTACGATTTTTAGCGACTATCAATTCGGTATCTGTTATTTCTTCGTTGTCCCGATAAATAAATATTACTTTATTCGCGTCCTGTTCTATGTCGCCGCTTTCCCGAAGGTCGGCAAGTACCGGACGTTTATTTTGTCTGTTCTCAACTGATCTGCTTAGTTGTGATAAAAGTAATACCGGGATTTTATATTCTTTCGCAAAGTTTTTTAATCCCCTTGTGATGTCCCCGACCTGAATATACCTTTGAGCTTTCCTGTCTGTTGAATTTATAAGCCCCAAATAATCGACAACGATAATTGCCGGCTTCTCATAATCCATTTGTCGCTTGCTGGCATTGACTATATTTTCAACTTTGAGTCCAGACTGTTCGTTAAAATGTAAATTCAGTTTCTTTATTTTTTGATATGCCTGTTGAACAACTTCAAGTTCGTATTTATCTAATATTCCGAGTCTTAACCGATAAAAATCAATATTAGTTTCTGCCGATATAAGCCTGAGCCCTAATTCCTTAACTGTCATTTCGAGCGAGAAAAATAATACTTTTCTTGTTGCCGATATATTCCGCGCGATATTGAGCGCAAGCGCGGACTTCCCTATCCCAGGGCGCGCCGCAAGTATAACGAGTTCTCCCTCAAAAAATCCATAAATTAAATGATCGAGTTCCTTAAATCCGGTCTTAATATATTCGTTATCCTTGAGTTGTAAATTAGCGATATTGTTTCCGAGTATAGCCTCAACCGGATAAATTGACCTGCCGTGCTCACGATCTATGTCCTTAAGTTTATGTTCTAAGTCCTCAATAATTTCGTTAGCCGATAATTCTTTGTCTGCCGACTTGTCTTTAAGTTCTAAAGCTACACCGTTAAGTTTTGCTTTCTGACTGGCTTCGATAAGTCGCTTTATATAAAATCCTATATTGGCAGATGTCGGCGAAGTTCTAAATATTTCTACTAATTCAGAATCGCCGCCTATTTTTTCAAAATGTCCTTTTTGAATTAGTTTGTCTTTAAGTGATATAATATCTATATTCGATTTCTGGTCATAGAGTTCTTTGAGTGATAGAAATATAATTTTATTCTTTTCATTCTGGAAGTCTTCCGGTTCCGTCTGGTCAATAAGTTCAAGTAATGCGTTTTGACTTAATACGGCTGATCCTATACAGGCTTTTTCAATATCATAATTATTCATTGACTACCTTTCCCTCTTTGTATTTTTTGTAAGGATAAGAATCATTATTTTGTTTATTATTGTGTATCCAAGTTCTAATGGTAGCCTGCCAGCTTTTCATTGGAGATTTATTTTTACCAACTACCCAGCCAATACTTTCATTTTTATCAAAAAAATATTTACCAGAGAATAATTTACAGTTTAAGTCATTAAGATATGATTGTATTTCTTCCGGTGTAGGTTTAATGAATTTCTTTGTATTATTAATTGTATTATTATATGTAATATTCTTTTCAGCATTTCGTTGAGGGGTATTCATCTTTTCGTTTATCCCCCCTTCAGCATTTCGTTGAGGATCAATTAATTCATTAAGCCATATTTCTCTTTGATAACTTTCAAAATCAATTTTAACATTAATATATTGATATAATTTTAATTGATTTATCCATTTGCTTATTGTATTTTTATGAACATCATATAACTCCGCAAAATATTCATTTTTAGCCCAGCAATAACCTTTTTCATTGCAAAGTGCTGTAATTTCTCCGTAAAGAAGTCTAGCATTAGGGCATAAATTTTTATCATAGCGAACATTTGCCGGTATAATAGCATAATAAGATTTTTTTTCGTCTGACATCCCTCCCCCTTAACTGCAAATTATCGTAATAACTTTGTCGCAACAGTAAAAAAATATTAACCAGAAAATAAGACTAACTGTCATCCAACGGAATACGTGTTTTGTAGACTGTTTTGAATGAAGCGCGTCTTTGTTAATAGCATCTAAAATCTTCTGATCTTTAATTGGTATCTTACAGGTCATACTCTACCTCGCTTTTTTATATGTTTGAAAACTGACAATTTTAATAAGACATAATTCAGATTTGAAGCCTTTAAAAATCCCCCGAAGGGGCGTCGGCTTAGAAACTTACCAAACATATCCGACCACATATTGCTATGATGTTTATAAGCAAACCTTTCGGTTGCAGTTAATCGAGGTCATCGAAGGTTGCCCCACTCGCTCGATCTCAGCCATGTCTGGCATGACCACTCAGTTTTTAAAGAGGTGTCTTCTTTTCCTCAGGTTTTCTTTGCTTGCATTTATCCGGCAGGTTTCCTCGCCATCGAATCAACGCTGCAAGTCGCGCGCCTTGCTTACGACACTTGCTTCGGACGCCCCCACATCTTAAGATGCTGTCTCGGCAATTCGCGCCGGTGTGATTGACTCACTGTGAAACTTTCCCTTAGACCCATCCGGCGCACTATCCATTATCTCAATCGCATTGTGTTGGTCTGCCTCCTTAACCTGGATTTAAAATACCCAAAAAAATTATATTTGTAATCAATTTGCTTAATTGTAAAATTTATCTAAACGGTCATTTATAAAATCTTTTCCAGCTTCAAATCCTTCTTCATATGCTTTTTTAAGAGCTTCATCTATAAAATAGGCCAATGATTTTGTATTTTCTTTCGCAAAATCCTGTTTATAAAAATCAATTACAGTCCCTTGCGCTGTTTCCATATTATTTCTCCTTTGGTACTGTTAAATCGTGTCCCTGCCCTGTTTTGTGATAATAGACGGTACAATCTTTGTATTCACGTATGCCGTCATAGGTTTTATGACAAATTAGGCAGTTAGAAATACGACATAATCCCGTCGTATTCTGCACCATTTTATTTGTGCGGCGTTCTGCTGTGTTTGGCATAACAATCTCACTTAATCTGTAAATTCCCTTGTTCAACCAGTTTTGCACCTTCAATCGCAATACCGGATTCAATTGCTTTTTTGATTGCTACCTTATCCGGTGTCACAACTTCTTTAACATTGCAATAAGTCATGTCTGCGAATCCTGGTATAATTTCAACGTGCTTTGATTTCCGTATCGACAATTTGAATGTACCGGCCTCGATATTGCCTTCGTGCTGAATATAGGGTGTGAGATATTTCTTAATTGATTCTATCCTGTTGTCAGCTTTCTTTCGCATATTATAAATGCGTTCTTCTTCCTGTTTGCATATATCAATACCGAGTTCAAGATTACGTACGTATTGACATAAATTTTCTATTTGCACCAAAGATTGAGTTTGTGCCTCGATAAGTTGCTGGAATTTATCTTCCGGTATCTCACCTTCGTTATGTTCTGCGATATATTCAATTTGCTTTTCGAGTTCGATCACGTTATACAGATTCATGCTATTTTCTCCTTCTTTTCTTTTGTCCTGGATTTAACAAATCTTTTATGGCAATATGGACATTCGATTTCATCCAATGATTGTTTTTTAAGTTCTTCTTTCACTCTCGCAACTTCCTGCGATGCCTGCTGCTTTAATTTTTCCTCTCTCGCTTTGGCATCCTGTTTTGCTTTTTCATTGGCCGCCTTCTGTTTGGCAAGAATTTCTTCCTGTTTCTTCCGTTCGACTTCTGCTTCCATTTTTTGATCAGCAAGAATATTTTCCTGCTTTTCGCGCTCAAGTCTGGCTTTCCGATCCGCAGCTTCTTTTTCTTTCTGCGCTTTTTCCTGAATAAGCCTTTTTTCTTCTTCAAGTTTTAATCGTTCAACGGTTGCCTTCTTTTCTTTTTCGATTGCCTCGATTTTTAATTTCTCGTTTTCGAGTTTTATCCGGTTTTGTTCTTCTGCTTCTAATTTTTCTATTTGAGCTTTCCTTATTTTTGCGCCTTCATAAGATTTTTCAAATTTTTCGTCCGACATACAGATTAAATCTGTCCAATGAAAATTAATGTCCTTAAAAGTAAACTGTTGGCCTTCCCATTTTAAGCCTAATTCAAACATTTTATTTCTTCGTTCTGTCTGAGTCTTTTCTTTTCTCTCGTTTTCAATTCTCACGGCTTCTACTTTACGTTCGTTTTCAATCCTTTCCTGCTCTGCTTTTTCTGCTGCTTTAATCTCAATAAACTTTTCCTGTTTTTCCAGATATTCTTCAATGGGTTCGATAAGAGCTTTTAATACATTTGCAATTCCATCTATCGCTTTGCCTTCCCTGAGTGCCTGCTCTTTTAGAGTCTTCCTTGCCTTTTCTACTTTGATTCTTTGCTCTCGTAAAAACAATCTGCCAACTCGTGCAATTTGCATATCAACAGTTTGGTTTTCATTGGTAACTATAATTGATTTTGCTTTCGTTTCCCATTCTGCGGCAATTTTAAAATAGTCGGTAAATTGAGTTAAAATATAATCCGCTTTCGTTTGATCTAATCCACTTGTTTGTACAATTACCTGTAATTGATTTTCCATTATGCTGCCCCCTGCATTCTTGTTAATTCAACGTCAAGTTCAGCAATCGACCAGTGACAGTTAGCGAATAAATTATATCGTTCTGCATCGGTCATATTTTTAACGGAAAACTTAAGGTCGTCATTTAGTGAGTTATAGAAGTTGTTATATTGAACAAGCGGATCGACTTTTTCTTTCTTTGATTCCGGCTTTGTCGTTGCTTTTCCAAGTCTATCTGATTCTTCCATTTCTTCAGCAAAGGACGATTTACTTGTTTCGCGAGTAAAATCTTCAACATCCTGTGTAAATATATCACTTACGCCGGTTGCAGTGATAGTGGCAGATACTAAGGCTCTTTTATATGCCATCTTTAAGACTGTATTGTAAACATCTGCTATGTCTGTATTCTCAATACGCCCGACTTGCTGGCCTTCTATTTGTTGATCTCCGTCTTTATATTTTTGTCCGCATCCGCCTGTTTTTTTATAGCATAGCCAGCCACCGCCATATTCTTCTTTCCCTTTTATGATCGAGTCTTTCCTACATTCAGGACAAAGACGTTTCCCTTCTCTATATCTGAATTTAGTTTCTTTAGTAGAACAAGAGCCTATTCCCTGTCCCCAAAATACGCCGGTTTCCTTGTGATATAATCCTATTGTTATTTCAACTTCTCTATGACAATCCCCTAGTTCACGCATTATTTTATCATCAATTTTAGGTACAAGTTTAAACAATAAGTCTAATTTTTCTGCCCCTGATTTATATAGTGTTTCCTTTTTTGTACCCGGTATCATCCCATAATGTTCATCTTTAATCATTATTTGTTCATATAAATCATGTACCATATCGAATTGCTGTTTAACACTCGCTACCGTCATTGCGTTAGTGTTTATTATAGCAATATCTTTTCCGTTGCCATTATTTGTGTTGACATTCTGTGTGGTTTCCATAAACTACTCCTAGATTATTTAATTTTGTTAGGGCTGTGGAAGTTAATGGCTTCCACAGCCTTTTTTATTTATGCCGTCACTCTTATTGAGTTCGGCAGCATCAACGCTTTTGCGGCTTTACGAGCTTCTTCCAGGTCTTTTGTCATCTCTCTGCGAAGGATTTCTATCTCTATGATCTTATCTTTTACTTCACTGATTTCTTCATCGTAAGATTCCAGTAGAATACGCACCGCCTCGCGCCTCATGTTTAAATCCAATAATTTATCAGACATTCTATCCTTGTCCTCGCATACTTGTAAAATCCCTTCTTCGAGTTCCTTAATAACGTCATCAACTCCCGGCTCTTCATCAATTTTATCTTTTGTGCCTTCATCTTCCTGATCTTCCGGATGCAATCTTTTTTTATCTAACTCATTGATTGCCTTACGCATCTTTTTTAAATCGTACAACTTTGCCATTATCGACCTCCCAATGATTTTTTTGAAACTGCTGTTTGTGCTTCCGGTTTGACCTCCTTTTTTAATGGAATGAAAAACGTCTTTTGGTTTTTGCCACATCTGAAGCCAAACACACGCGGCATATCAAATTTGTAATAACCGGATATAGTTTGATTTATCACTTTCATGCAATTATTTCCTCGATATATTCATGTCTCTTTAATGCTGCCAACATGCCCCTGTGATTTATTACAGCTTCATCATTCAGCGTCCAGGTATCGTATTGCTGTTCCTTAGCTTCCATGTTACGTAAAACTGATTCAACGAAAGGATTGATTGTTAAGAGTTTGATTGTCATAGATTTACCGGATTATTTTATTTTTAAATTCATCCGGTAGTGTAATACCCTTGAGATCACAGCCTCTAAGATCGAGATAGCCGCCCATGGATGTCGGTAGTGTAATACCCTTGAGATCACAGTCTCTAAGATAGAGAGAGCCGCCCATGGATGTCGGTAGTGTAATACCCTTGAGATCACAGTCTC